CCAATACTGTTTAACTAAGAGATTGCAATATTCGTCAGTAAAGCTCACTAGACAACCTCGGTGATTGTGATGTTCGCCGCCGAAGTAACAAGCCGACCATCCGCAGCCGGAGAAACACTTGTCGCAACGTAGGTTATATCATCAAGGCTAACTTCTAGGAGCGTGGCAACAAAGGTGCTGCCAGTGGCATAAACTAAACTATATAAATCACTTGCCGGAGCAATTTCGCTAATAGAATACGTCTTGGCAACAAGAGCATCCTCAATAAGATCTGTGTCAACAGAAATGGCAGCATCTTTTCGAGTAACAGTGACATGGATATATAAATCCTCATCAGTTTGACGGTCAAAAACCATTGCATGATTATAGATAAAAGTCGTTCCATCGGGCAAGGTTATCGTTTCCAAATAAGTGCCTGTGACAGACCCCTTTAAACCGCAGCCTGCATTTTTTGTTTTCGCAAGAACTTCGGCAATACTGGCAGAAGTTCCCCCTTCGATTATGCACCAGATTGTATGAGCCTCAAGGGTGAGGACTGCATCGAGTGAATCAGAATAGTTTTCATAAATCTTAAGATCAGTGACATCATTTATGTTGCCGAGAGCAGTATATAATCCACCAACGGAACTAGTTTCCGGCGAAGACAATGACAGGTTTCTTCTTATGCGCAACGCCTCATCAGTTTCTTCGTCCTCCCCCACTGTGGCTATTGCCGGATTAGTTGTCGAAACAACACCAAGGACGATTGTTAGGGGGTTCGTTACCGTAGCGACGCCTGCGGCATAAGCTCCAAATTCTTCGGAATATAGTGTTACCGTATTAGCTCCACTCGCTAAAACCTCGGCAGCGGTCGTTACCCAATGTTGCCCGATTGTGTCTTCAACGATGTAATTTATAGGAAGGGTTAAAATTCTATCAGTCGTTAACGTGACACTAACAGAAGAACGCACCGAAGGGTTACGGCTGATTCCAGATAATTTTATGAGTCTATTTAGAGCTGTTCCTATCGCAAAATCTGGGTCTAGCTGATTATACAGAGCAGCCCCGAAGGATTGTAAATCTAGTCGTGCTTGAGCTTCAATTGCTACCCTTTGACCATCAGGAGAGTTCTCATCAAGATCAATATCAGAGCCATAAATTGTTTTATATCCATCGACAAGCTCATCGTAGATTTCTTCAAAGGTTTGGATTTCTATTCCATCATCTGTAAACTCTGGTAACATTTTCACATCTCGCTATTTATTTTTTTAGATTATCATATTTTTTTTATTTCGTCTTACAGAAAACTATCTGTAGAGATATCCACAACCTCCGAAACATCGACATTAAAAACATCAACATACTCTAAAATAACAGAAATAGTCCGAGTCTTTGCGTTCTCTTCCACTTCGAGCCTTGATATTGATTTTACTCCATCGGTCTGCAATACTGATTTTTCGATAGCCCTTTGTATCCTGTCAAAACCTCCACGAGCCCCAAGAATTTCAATCCACGGAATGCCCGAGTCAACATCCAGATACCAGTCATCAGTAAATAATCTCAATCTAGTTACAACATTCTGAGCAATAGCATCGCTATTTGTTTTATAAGAGGCTCTGCCGCGTCCAAAGATGAAGTCTCCCTCAGAGGTTATTCCTGCTACTTTCATAAAAAAACCCTTAATTAGGAGCGGCAGTAGTGCCGCTTCCACCTGGATCAGTCCAAGTGTAATCATGTGTATGAGTCGATAAATCTATTCCATCAGCAGTCACTTCGCCAGTGGTTTCAATGTTAACCGTTGCCGTTATCGCCCCGCCCGCCAATCCGCTAAAGCTTCCTGCTGCTATATTCCCAGAACAAATTATGCTGCCCGTAATATCAACTTCGCCAGTAATTTTAAGATCTCCGACAATCGTTAGATTACCAGTTAAATCATAATCACCAACATGGATAACATCCCCTGTCTGAGTATAATCACCAACGCGCTGAATAGTTGTTGGAATAGCTATAGCAGTGCTACTCGGATTAATCCCAACCAAAGCGATAGCATCGCTATAGTCGTGCATCCTAAATTCCGCAGGATTAACAAAATCCTGTCCTGCATACCATCGGTCGAAGCATCTTTCAGAAATAAGGAGTAGACAATAATCATCAACATCAATCGGGTAAGCTGTGTAGCTTGAGCCGCCCTGTAAAAACACTGGAGGAACTTCAACAAATTCTGGAAGGGCTATTGATACGCCATCAACCTGTCTATTGATAACTGGTAGGACATTTATCGTTGTAGCGTTAACCGCCGTGACTTTGGCGAGAACAGTCGTATGCACATTAGCGAGGGCTTGCCTTATCGCAGTATTCAAGAGGTCTGTTAATTTTACATTGCTCATATTACAACCAAATCAGTCCGCAACTGTCCTATACAAGTTTGAGACCACTCGTCACCATAATTATCTCCATTATAATTGGCATCTTGAACCTTATAAATCCCATTAAGGTGAGGGGCTACGGTGCTTTTAAGGCTAATACGAGAACCGATCCGCACCGAGGGGTCGATCAGCATTTTAAAAGTCACCCTTTTGGCTTCCCTTGTTGGAGAGCTTATTAGACCAGTGCTCGCAGAAACTTCTGGGATATAAGAGCCGACGACCTCATCATCTTTTAAGATATATAATTTTTCGTTATCAACGTACCACCGTTCCTCTTCATCGACCATACTGTTAAATAATCTTGAAGGATTCCCGACCAAAACCTTTGCCCGAGTTAAAACAGGTCGTGTAGTGATCTTCCCTTTTGTTATTCTAGGCATACCTTCAATAACCGCCTCGACCGCTACATCATTCCGTTTAACTGTTCGGCAGATAAAAGTGCTAAAAAAATCAGTGCCACCATCAATACAATTTATTTTCGTGACGATATCTGCACCGCTCCGCAGATTAGAGCATTTGCTGATAGTGCCTTTAAATATTAGCTCCAACCGTCCCTTATACCCAACAAAAAGTAATAAAGGGATAACGCTAGAATCCTCAACATCTCTGACAATCGACAACCTTTTCGAGGGGGCTAAATTATAAACTTCGAGTATCATCGTATTAAGGCTGCCGCTTATGGATTTGGCAACATTGAAATTAATCCTTATCGGTGGCTTTATTACAACATCAGCAGTTCCAACCTGTATTGATAGCTCATAATCTCGGTTGAATCTAACTTTTGTCATTCAGGAACCTCCACTCCACGAATAGTTTCCATGTCTGAAGTTTCTAAAAGATAGAGTTCACAACGCCCCTCGCTAAAATCAGTGCGTTTAAAAGGGTCGATACCATTTCCAGAGAGATCTCTAACGACAAAATCGAAGGGTAGGTTACGACTAAAGATGTGATAGACGCCTACAGAGAGCTTAACTCCGTAAGAAGACGTTGTCCCATAGGTAACATCCATGAGCCAGACCATTTGACGAGGGAAGAATCGCAGTTTTAAGAAAATTTGAGAATCACCGAAAAGAATCGTATGCTTCTGAAAAGCTTCGGAAGTAATATTTTGAACAACTTTTGCCATAAATCATCTCCTTAAACCTAAAATCCAAGTAAGGAAGGAATGCGGAACTTCGGCTCCCTCCTGCACCCCTTTGTCATCTTCATTATCACATTGACCATCAACATTATTGGCAGGCTCTTTTACAATCGAGGTAGGGATAAGAATATTTTTCACAAAATTAATTTGCTGCGCTTCAAGCCGAAAGGAAACTGCAGAGTTCTCGTTGTCTTTTTCGACCTCTAAGTTCGTTATCCTCATACGGTCATATTTGTTATATGGCATATCTATAGAGATTAGCTCACTACCAAAAAAATACGTTTCCATATTATCAATAAAGCTTTTGATATTGCTTCCTGCAGCAGCATTTATTAAACCCAAATAACCTGCCAACTGTTGTCCTGCGGCTATTTCGGAATCGATAAGATCAATAGCATTAACGATATTATTTGTTAAACTAGCGACTATGCTTATTTGGTCTGTGGTGCGTCCAGGTTCATATTGAGTTATTATTCCGATAGCTTGCTGCACTCTTCGTATTGCAGAAACGAGATTAAAAGGTCTGATATGTACATCAGAAACATTGCCTTCAATAATAATAATTAGCGGCTTACGGATAACGTGGTCACTAATAGGGCTGCCATCCTCAAGGTATACGGTAGGAACATCGCTAGTCCGAACGGTGCGCTCCGTAACCCTAGCTAAAGCAGTGAATCCACCAATTCCGACTTCTTCTTTTTTCTCATTGCGGAATTGTCCATTAATATAATCTCTGATAATAGACATTACTGCCCACCTCCTTCGAGTTGGACATCAGCAATAGACATTTTTTCCTCAATAACCTCGCCGACAATCTTTTTAATATCTTCGCCTAGTTTTTTTGATTCTGTAGAAGTTGCATTGATAACCGTATTGTTCTCAATATTAGCTCCGCTAGAGCTAAAAAGTTTCTTTACTGAATTGTAGATATAACTTCCAACAAGTCCTCCTGCAACTGTAGAAATAGCAGTGCCCTTATTTTCTATTATCTCCGACTTTCCTCCTTTAAGAGGCATTGACAAATCGTCAACCACAACCGCAAGAGCCGCAATCGCAGCTGTTATCGCTATAGCTGTGGGAGCAATAGAAACAGTAAGAATTGTGCCGATAGCCAACAAAGGGAGTTTTAATCTCCCTAATAATTTAATCGCTTCTTTAACACCTTCCGCAAAAGTTTTCGACCATTCTACTATCAAATCTTGATTATCAATGAGAAATTCATTAAATTTATTGGCAAGCTTTTCTAGTTCAGGAGCTAACCCCACAGCAATAATCCTTTTTAGCCCATCAAAGTTGAACCGCAATTTTGCCACTGAGCGGTTGTAAGAATCTACCTGAGCAATCTGCTCTTTAGTGAGGATACCAAAACCTTTTGACTCTTCTCTAAGTTCTTTTATCTTTTTGCCTGTCTTCCCTAACAACTCAATGAGTGAAGAATCTACCCCTAAAGATTCTCCTATGGTCACACGCTCAGCAAGCGATAATTTCAAAGACTTAAACTTAGCAGCTATTTCCGTTAAGACCTCATCAGCGGATTTTAGTTCTCCATTAGATTTCCTTACCGATATTCCAAGTCGTGAAAAATCAGCATTACCATTAAGAGCTGCGCTCCCGATCTTACG